TTCACGTCCTTCGTCAACTTTGGCGGCCGGTGTCATGGTCAAACCAAAGATTCGCTCCATTGCTTCCTGAAGCGCGGGGAAAGTGAAATGCTCAATAGCAGCCGCACTCACCGACATTATCAGGTCATCACCAAAAGTGACGAACTTGACATTGTCGAAAAATGCAGTTACGTTGCGCAATTCCGGATCCCTACGTCCCATAATATCGAGCCAGCACGATGTTAAAATAAACCGCTGAAACTCATCATTGAAGCAGCATGTTGCGAATGTTCCTGATGGTAATCCTGAATGTGTTCGAATCATAGCATCTCCGCAGATGGAATACGGATGAATTGTTAGCTCTCCGATTACTCGGCGAACCATCTGATTCTCTTCGCTATCTCCAAACCACTTGTTGATCACTTCTACCGCAGCCATGATTAACTGCGGATGAGAGCGAGCATCAAATTGTTTGTAGTCAGCGTCGATGCAATAAGACGAATTCGCAAGCAAGATCGTGGCCAAATTCTGCCAATCCGGTCCCCAAACGTTCATTCCAACGCCTGAGTTCCCTGCAAAGTCAACCTGCGTCGACTTCATCTTCGCCGCAATGAACGGAAGAAAATACATCCTTCCAATGATGGTATAGGCGATTGATGCTGCACGGAAAACTCGCGTCTTGCCGACTCTAATCTTCTCCATTGGGAGAATTTCATCCTTCAAGGTGTCCTTGAAGAAGAGAGCCGGGACGACGCCCTTCTTCATCATAGCGATGTAGAGCTGAATTTCTCGTTCAAGTTTGAGTCCAAGTTCGCCGGCAAAGTGCCAACGCTCATTTTCATCTCTCTCAAAGAAAAACTCCTTTCCTTTCTCTCCTGATGGTTTCTGATCGGCATAGGGAAAGCCAGCGGACGTGTTCATGTCCATGGCGTCCCAAAAATCCTTCTGACTGTTTCCGTTCAATACCTCATCCATCGTCGCCAAGTTCTTCTCGACTTTCGGTAGTAGTTGTCGATGGCGATCAGCCAAAATCTCGGTCAGTTGTTCGACGAAGGTCTGGCTCAAGGGGGGAGCCCCATGAGCATTCTTCGAACTTCCGATGAGAAGCGGTGATCTCGGCATGTCGGCCGGCCACTCCTCAACCCTCGTGTCTCTCGCAGTGAGGACACTAGGTCCGTCAGTACAGGGACTGACCCTGTTCTGAATTGGTGATGGTAAGTATTTCGATTTGGTTGGTAGGTGTTGCATAGGTACCTTTCCGACGATGTCAATGCCGGGCGGTATCATCCTTGGTGTTCCTTGCACAACGATCTTCTCGTGAAGTCCTCGGTTCAGAATCGGCAACCCCTTAATGGGAAGGGCCGCAAAAACTTTCGCCAATTTCTCCTGAGAGATCATTGCTCCGTATCCGTGTGTGTCATTTCCAGCGATGTGAATGCCGGTAAATGGTCGGGGAAATCTGTTGTCTTTGACAGCGACAAACGAGCCGCAATCTCCATCTCCAAACTCTCCCTTATACTGGAGCACTCCATGCGAACGAAGCGTCATGCCATTAGGACACTCTGCATCGACACTCGCAATTGGGGTAATTCCACGCACTGGTGTGTACGCGTAATTCTCCCATTGCGAAAATCGATCCAAAGAGTACACC